CTGACATGGGTAAGCTAGCTTTAACTGCACTAGCAGCAAACTACGCTCCAATGTTGTTTGGTAAACAAACATTAATGCAACAAGGACTTCCGAGTATATTTAGTAATGTTGGTAGTTTTTTTACAGGTGGTTCAGAAGCAATGAACGCTCTTAAGATAGGTGGAGCTGGCGCAATCATTACAGGTCTACTTGCTCAAAAAGAACAGAAACAAGGTGAGAGTGATATTGATTTTTCAAATAGATTGGCTGAAGTAAAAGATCAATTAAATGTACAATTTAAAAGACTGTACCCACAAAATGATGGGGAAGGTGATGAAGAGTATAATATAAGAATATCAGCTATGGTAGAAGAAGCTGATGACTCTACAATTCCTGCAGGTGAAATGGCTGAAGGTGGTAGAGTTGGCCGTGCATTTGGCTCTGATAAGTTAGTGGAACAGGCATCAGGCATCGAAGGCATACCAATAAACATGAATTCTAAAGGTGTTAAAGAATTAGACATGAGAGAAACAGGTGGATTTATACCACCAGTTGGTGTAAAAGAAAAAGCAGATGATATCCCAGCGATGTTATCCAACAACGAATTCGTATTTACCGCTGATGCAGTAAGAGCTGCAGGTGGTGGTAGTGTAAACAAAGGTGCTCAAATTATGTATGACACCATGAAAAAATTAGAGAGTAAGGTAGTATAATGGCAGAAGTTTCAACAGTACAACAGTTACCAGCACCGTTTATTGAAGCGGCAGGTAAAACATATTTAGCAGACCTACAAAAAGCAGTTGGTGGTCTAAGAGGATTAGATGTATCTAAATTATATGGTCCTCAGTTTGTTGCACCTACTTCAGCAATAACACAAGAAGCTCAAGCATTAAGAGGTGGGTTAGGTTCTTATGCACCTTTCTTACAGACAGCGGCAGCAAGCACCGGGCCTCAGGCATATCAACAATTTATGTCTCCTTATCAACAAGATGTTATTGATACAACACTACAAGAATTTGATGTACAAGCTGCAAAAGGAATTCCAAGTATCGCAGCGCAAGCTGTAGGTAAAGGTGTTCTTGGTGGTGGTAGAGAAGGTGTAATGAGAGCCGAGTATCAAACAACAAGCGACAGGAACCGGGCAGCATTACAAGCTCAATTATTACAACAAGGATTTGGCCAAGCTCAACAAGCTGCGCAGCAACAATATTTAAATCAAATGAACTTAGCTCAAATGTCACCACAATTAGCTGGACAACAAATTTCAGCGTTAGGTGCATTAGGTACCCAACAACAAGCACAAACTCAAGCAGGTTTAGGTGCTCAACAACAGTTAGCTTACCAACAAGCATATCAACCATTGCAGTTAGCTCAGCAATATGGTCAAGGTGTTACTGGATTAATTTCTGGATACCCAGCACAATTCCAAACTCAATCTACGCCTTCACCTACACCATTACAAACAGCATTAGGAGCTGGAGCTACATTAGCAGGAGTATACAGAGCGTTTAGTTAATATGAGTAATACATTTAAAAGACCTATGTTTAGAAAAGGCGGTGACGTCGGTGGCGGAATCATGAACAATATTGTTGAAAGAGGACAATACGCTAACAGTAACGCTGAAGATCTTAATTTAAAAGACAGCACTGGGTTAAAAATAAAAGATCAGATGGATGTTATTGAACAATTATCTGGAGGAGATAATAGATTAGGTGATCCTTTAACACAATTTTTATTACAGTTAGGACCATCAATAGCAAGTCAAACTGGAGGCGGTGGCACTATTGGAAACTTACTTCTTGCATCAAAAGAACCTACAAAAGATTTATTTAAAACTTTATCAGATCAGAAAAAAACAAAACAAGCGATAGCACTAGACCTATACAAAGATTTATCTGACTCAGACAAAATAGCTTTACAAGAAAAGGTAGAGTATTTAATGAAAGAGTTTGACATAAGTAAAGAAGAAGCATTAGCTAGAGCTTTACCTGAATACAGGAAAAAAAGAGATCCTGAAGAAGATGCAAATCTTAAATACGAAAATACTATCGAAAGTATTATTAATACTACTAAGAACAGATTTGGTGTTTCACAAATAGATAACAGACAAGCTGAATTAATCTTAGCTGATCTAGACAAACTAGAAAAAACTAACCCAGAAGCTCACGCACAATTTATTAGAACTAAATCTAAAAATAAGTATATCTTTGGTGGAGGTGAATACAACGCTGACACTGGAGAGATACTAGGTAAAAATTCACTCTTTAATAGTTTACCTGAAAATGTATATGTGTATGACATTGAAAGAGGTAAGTTTGTTTATAGACAAGGTAATAAAGTTTTCACATTAGAAGAAACAATCACAGAGGAGTAGAACATGGCCGAATCAAATTGGTACGATTTCCTCATTCCATCACCAGAGACGAGAGCTAAGATTGAAGAGACTTTTGAAGAAGGTCAATTATATAATCGTATTATTGGAGAAGAAGGAGTTAATGGTTTAATTCTTAGATTAAGAGAAGAAGAATTATTAAACGAAGGTTTATCTGAAGAAGATGTAGCTAAAAGAATAAAAGAAGAAAATAAATATTCTAAGCTATCTCAAATACTTCCTAAAGATATCGCTTTGTTTGGAGAAGCTAAAGCTGCAAAGATTGAAGCAGAAGAAGAAACAAAATCATTAGAACCAGAAAAACTTTACAAAGAAGTAGAATCAGTTGGACTAGGAGATAAGGACGACTATGAAGTAGGTCTAGGCGAGTCTTTAACTGGAGCTGTAATTAGTGCAGGTATTAAATTTCCTAAAGGTATAATTAATTTTGGTACACTTGTATATGATGCAGCCAAAGGTGAAGGACTAGACGTAGAAAAAGGTTTAACAGAAAGATTTAACAAAGAATTTGAGAAAACTATTTTTGGTTTAATAGAAAATCAAGCAGAAGATGCAGCGCGAGAAACTGCTGTAGGTCATTTAACTGAAGCATTTCTTCAACTTTATGGCGCTAATAAAGTTGCACAAAAAACTGTAGTCCCTTTAATTACTCTAGCTACTAACAAAGCAAGAACTCTAGCTCCTGTATTAGTGAACGCTATTAAAACTAATAGGTATGCAAAATTAGATGACACTGCAGGGGGCACAGCTAAAGCTTTAGCAAAAGCAAAACAATTAAATAAAATAAGTAACACTGATAAATTTATAGGAATGTCAATTGGTGGTGGTTTTGGAATGGGTGCCTTTGTTATGAAACAAGAAGACATTGGAACTTTTGGTGACATAGATGCATTATCTTTTTTAGGTACAGGTCAAGACAGAGAACAAAAAGTAAAAGCAGATGACGATGCGTTTAGACAATTAAACAATAAATTTAAATTTGGAGCAGAGATAGCATTTCCAATATTACCTTTTATCTATGGTACAGGTAAGGTTGCTAAAATGTTATCAACAAAAGGTAAGGACCTTGCATTTAGTGATTCACAAATAGAACGATGGGTAGATAAATTTGTAGGTAAACCTTTTAGATCCAGAAGTAATAAAGCTCAAGAAATATTTGATAACATTCAAAAGTTAGAGGGAAAGAAAAGTTCTGTCAAAGTATTAGCAGACGATGCAGCTAGAGATTTTGATGACGCCTTAAAGAAAATATCTAGAAATAGTACCAAAGCATCTGAAGCTATACAAAATCCTAACGCACTCTCTGAATTGTTTTCTAAATTTTTATTAAATACTGGCGATGTAGTCAGCAGAGGTAGAATTGTTTTCAAAGGATTTAGTAAAAAATCATTAAAAGAATTTAGAACTGCTATGGACAAACTAGGAGTTAATAAAGATTCAATAGATGAATTAATTAATAATGGAATTAGCTTTAGAGAAACAGCTGCATTATTAAAAAATACTATAGGTAAAAACAAAAACGTAAACGTAGGAATTAAAGAATTAAATAATATATTAAACGATAGAGTTAAATATAATTTAGGAGCTGATTATAAAATTTTTGATCAGAATATGGGATTGTTTGATGGCTTCAAACCTAACCTGGCTGCAAAAAGAGAAGTAGCAGATATTATTAAAAAGTATCACATGAGAAATGGTGAAAAGAATTTTTCTATTGATGATGCTATGATTGTTGTTAACAACATTTTAAAACGTGTAACTAAAAATCCTGTATCAAATACACCACAGTTTCCTATAGGTTCAGTCAATGTTTTAGATGATGCAGCCGTACAGATTGTAAACATAGGTGATAACATCACAGCAGGTGGTAAATTTAAACCATCTAAAGATGGAGGATTGATACAAAAGAAAACAGACTTAGCTGCGTTTAATACATTATTTGGTAGTTACAAAAATGCTAAGAATACTATTTACAATGTATTAAGTGATCTTGCAGACATAGTATCTAGAGATAATTTTTACACACAGCTATTAAAAGATAACAGTGCTTTATTAGCTAAAGGAGAAAGAGCTTTATTTTATCCTACATATAATGCAGCATTAAAAAAATTACCTTACCAAGAAGTAACTGAGAAAGGTTTAAAACTAACAACTAGATTATCAGATGAAGTTTATACCTCTCCATTAGATGGAATGTTTACAAGTAAGAATTGGGCTGACGCAGTTAAAGTAGGCGATGCTATTGTTGCAAGTGGTTTAACAAGATCACTTCCATACAGAGCTTTAATGTTAGTACCGAAAGGTTTATCTCAAGCAGGTAAAACTATCTTGGGTCCATTTACTCACATGAGAAATTTTTTCTCTGCTGTTGTTACAACAGTTCACAGTGGTAATATATTTATATCGCCATTAAAGTTAGCAGAGTTTGCTAACACAGCTAGAAGAACTGTACAGCCACAATTATTATATAGAATGACAGGTAATCCTAAATATAGAAATATGCCTGAGGACCAAGCTCTATACAGATTTTTACTTGAAGAAGGTGTAACTAACCAAAACGTAGTAGCAAGAGATATTGAAGGAATGCTAGGAGATATTACATTAGCTGGTCAAAGAAATACAACAGCCGAAGTATTTTTTAACAAGTTAGTTAATTCAACTACAAGTAAATTTAAAAAATTATATCAAACAGCAACGGACTTATACACTGCAGAAGATGATGTGTTTAGAGTTATAAACTTTTTAGCTGAAGGACACAAACTAACTCAAGCTTATAAATCAGCTGTTGCAAAAGGAGTCAAAGCTGCAGATGGAACATTTATTAAAATGCCTAGCGATCTAGCATTAATGAAAGAAGCAGCTAAAATTATTAGAGAAACAATTCCTAACTATGCATACGTATCTGATTTTGTAAAAGGTGTAAGAAGATCACCACTTGGAAGTTTCGCATCTTTCCCTGCAGAAATTTTTAGAACAGGTGGTAATACAACTATAAGATCTCTTAAAGAAATAAAAGATCCTGTTTTAAAATCTATAGGTTACAGAAGATTATTAGGTCAAGCTATGACTTACGCTTTTCTACCAGTTGCAGCTTCTAAAGCTATCTCTGGTTTATATGGTATTACTAGAGATAAACTTACAGCGATGAGAGAAATTTTACCTACGTGGTCAGAAGACAATACAATCATTGGTGTTTATGAAGATGGTAAATATAAATACATAGATTTTTCTCATGGTTTCTTTTACGATACTATGATTCAACCAGTTAATACTATTGTAGCAAACGTTGAGAAAGCAAAATTTGCTAACGAAGATGATCCATTAATTGTAGGTTTTGCAAATGGATTAACAAGAGCGATGGGTAAAGTATTAGCTCCTTTCTTTTCTGAATCTATTTGGTTTGGTGCCGTATCAGATGTATTAATAAGAAATGGTGTCAAAGACAATGGTAGTCCTGTATGGAATCCGGACGATAGCTTAATGACCAAGTGGTCTAAATCTACTCAACACGTAGCTTATACAATGTCACCGGGATCATTGCCACAGATAAGAAGATTAATAGCTGCTCTTCAAGGTAAGAGTATGAGTGGTACAAATTATGAATTACCAGATGAACTATTAGGTTTTATGGGTTTTAGAAAAGTACCATTAGATCTAGAGAAAAATTTTGATTTTAAAATTACAGACTTCTTAGTATCAAAAAGAAATGAGTCTAGAAAAATATTTGAAGATTTAAGATCAGGTGATCCTGTAACAGATCCTAATAAAATTATCAGACAATACTTTGAAGCTAATAAATCTTTTTACGAAGACATGAGTAAATTAAGAAGAGTATATGATGCAGTAAAAACTTTAGGAATGAGAGATGATAAGATCGAAGAAATATTTGGAGAAAGAAATCAACTTCCATTGTATGGAGATATAGAGAACAATGATTTCTTTCCGATACTAATTTCAAAAAACCAAGTGTTTGATATGGAAGATTTAGCTAAAGATAAAAATATTCCTAATATACTTAATGACAAAGTCCTAGCTATAATTGAAAGGATGGAAGAAGATATGCAAGGATTAGAATTAAACTCAGATTTTAATTTAGATATAAATGAATATTTAATGGAGACAGATCAAACATCTAAATTACAAACACCACCACTACCAAAAAACGTAACAGAAACAGCAGTAAGTCCAGAAGTAGTTAATAGCGGCCAACAAATGGCTGCGTTAGATAACGGATTGACCATGGCAGAGAATGCTTTACTATCCGAAGAAGAAAAAATGATAAAACTAAGATCAAGAGGAATGTTAACATAATGCCAGCAGGAGACAAATTAAAACCAAAGAGCACTAGAGAACACTTACTATCTATATACGGATATATTACAGGTATCAAAAAAGATATGAAACATATGCACGAAGGTATTCACGATTTGGGCGGTAAGATAGACAAGATCTATTGGGTGGTATTGGGTACTGTTGGGGCAGTATCACTTCTGTTGCTAGAAAAAGTTATAGATAAAGGACTTTTTTAAATCCATTCTTTTAATTGCTCACCCATAATTTGTGTAGCAATATTTATTTTTTTACGTAAAGCTTTTACAATTTTTTCATCAATAGTTTCTTCTGTCATTATATCTATGTAAGTCATAGGTTTAGTTTGACCAATACGATCTATTCTAGCTTCTGACTGTTGTCTCTTTTCTAAATCATAACCATTTGAAAAATAAATCATTGTACTCGCGGCAGTCAATGTGATACCATACCCGCCGGTTTGTGTAGTTCCTACAAAAAATCTACACTTGTTATTCTCTTGAAACTTCTTTATATTACTTTGCCTTTCTTCTTGAGGAGTTAAACCATAATAATCTACCACTGTTCCTTCTCCAAATTTTTTAGTTATCTCTTTAATTATTCTTTGTACATCTTTTTGATAGTGAGACCAGATAACAGCTTTACCTTCTATCTCGTCTAGGATGTCCATCAATTCATCAACACGTCTTGATGGTATCTCCTGCACTGTTCCATCATCAGCTGTAAAATGTCCGCAGGTAATTTGATGAAGTCTCATTAACTGTACCATTACTGTTGAAGTTGTAACTTGTTTTCCATCTAGTTGTGCAAATGCATACTTCTTCATTTCTTTATAAACTTTTTCTTGTGGACCTGTCATGGTTACCATTCGTTTCATATAAGTTTTAGATGGTAAGTCTAAGCAATCATCTTTCAAAACTCTTTCTGAAAATGGTTCTATCTTTTTAGATAACTCAGCTAAATTTCTGTATCCTACAACAACATTAACTGAACGTGCGCCCAGGTTAATTGTTTTCATTACAGAGTATCTAGCCCTGAATGTATAAAAAGAACTATGGTCAAGGAGCCAAGGATCAAGAAAAGCACATTGAGCAAATAAATCTAATGGCGAATTAGTAACAGGAGAACCAGTTAAGATTCTTCTGTATTTGGCATGCTCACGTAGCCCTACTATGTTTCGTGTTCTTTTAGCTGTAGGAGTTTTGATTGTTGTAGATTCATCTATAGCCATCATTGCTTTGTGTGATGACAGAAATCTACGTGCAAATTCTTTTCCAAAGTCATATGAAAAAGCTTCAACATTCATTATTAAAATATGAAAGTCAGTTCCAGTTGAAAACAAAGTATTTAATTTTTTTGTTTGTTCTCCTGATTTATCAGAGCTTTTCCACAATACAATTTTCTTTTCTATGTGATCAGGTAGGTGTTTAGGAATCTCTGCTTCATACCAGTTTTTATATACACCTTTTGGAGCTATTAATAAGAGCCCATTTATGTCCCCTCGATCATAAAGCATAGCGCAATTATCGATCAATACCTTAGATTTACCTGTACCCATTTCCATGAAGTAGGCAAAATTTTCTTTCTCCCAAGAACGTTCTAAAGCTTTAAGCTGATGCGCGTACGGCTTCGATTTAAATTTATAGTTTATCATTTACTTATCTTTCTAAAAGTGTATATATAGGACGAAAGAGATAAAGTCAATATGCAATTTAAAGATCATATAAAAAAAGACAAACCTAAAGTATATTTAATTCAAGACATACCAGGAACTTCTAGAGGAGAACCTAAATATAATATTTTAGGCGCACAGAAATATGGCGATATCGTGACGATGCTTCCAGAATTTTCACAAATGATATTATCTCCAGGTCCTTTAATACATAAACTTAGAACTCTTCTAAAACATTATACTTCAGAAGACTTTCTTTTATTATCTGGTGACCCTGCAATCATAGGTGTTGTGTGTTCAATTGTGGCAGACACAACTAATGGTAGGTACAAGTTATTAAAATGGGACCGTCAAGAAAAAACTTATTATCCAATAGAAATAAATATTCATCATAAGTAGTTGACACTTTAAAAATAATCTCTATATTGTTTTCGCGAACTATTATTAGAACATTAAAACATTAAGGAGATATTATGAAAGATATTAATCTTAGACAAGATGCACCATCGCAGGTGTCACAAGTCAACCCAACAAGAATCTCAGAAGAGATTGAAAAGTTACAAGCTGTTCAGCAAGAAATCATCAACCATGAAAACAAAGTTAAAGAATTAAAAGATAGAGAAAATTATTTAGGCGGCGTTATCATTCCGGATTTGATGAATGAATTAAATTTAAAAACATTAAAGTTGCAAGACGGATCAGAAATATCTGTTGGCAATAAATTTTTCGCTTCTGTTAAAGCTGATAAAAAAGCTGAAGCGTATGACTGGCTTCGAAATGCTGGCCTAGGCGATATTGTGAAAAATGAAATCACAGTTCGGTTTGGCAAAGCTGAAGACAACAAGGCGCAGCAATATGCTACCCTTGCAAAGGGTCAAGGTTATGATCCGGAACAAAAAGTTTCGGTACATACTGCGACTCTTAGATTAACTTTGGAGGATTTCCAATCACGTGGTGGTAAAATTCCTCCGGAGTTATTCAACACGTTTGAAAAAAATCAAACGCAAGTAAAAAACAAACCAAAACAATAGACTAACAAATCAATAGGAGGATATATGGATAGTCAAGTAGCAACAAAAGCTAATGCAGGTGCATTAGCAAATATAAATCTCAGAGCAGATTCTGGTAAAGGAGCTGAAGAGATTAAGTCGGATGATGTATCAACACCGATCTTAAAAATTCTTCATCAACTTTCTCCAGAGTGTAATGAGAGAGATGCTAAACATGTAGCAGGTGCAAAACCAGGGATGATTTACTCATCAGGTTTTGGATCTCTCATTGAAAGCACAAAGGGTCTAGACGTCGTGATAGCTCACGCACAGACTAGATATCCTGAATGGCAAGAGCGAGGCGATAGTGCTTCAGCTCCTGTTGGAACTCACATCGAAATTCCAGCTGAGGCAAAAGAAGAAAAGAATGGTAGATATAGATTACCAAATGGTAACTATGTTGAGAAGACAGCTTACTTCTATGTGTTGGCAATAACAGATGGTGAAGTTAAACCAGCGGTCATTCCAATGAGATCGTCAAATCTTTCTCCAGCAAGAGAACTTAACAATATGATCAAGAATCTTAGATTCTCAGATGATAAAGGTTCTTTCAATCCTGCATCTTTTGCAGCAGTTTATAATTTAAAAACTGTTGGCAGAACTGCGGGCAGTAAAAGCTGGCATGTCTACAAACCATCAAGAGTAAGAAATCTTGATGTCAGTAATAAAGATGATGCATCGTTGTATGAAGTTGCACAACAACTTCAGAAAACTGTATCAAAAGGTGCAGCAAAACCAAAATACGATGCGCCTAAAAATACTACTGGAGACATAGTATAACCGAGTTCCCGATGGGACACTTGCAAGAAGGGCGGTTAAGCGAGAGTGGATCCGCCCTTATAAAGATATGGAAGAATTTAAAAAGTATTTTACAGGATTAACGCGAGACTTTGGTTTCTGCAATGTAGAGAACGGCTACATAGATGAGAACACAGGTAAGTTAAAGATTGACCCAGGCGATTATGGCTGGGCCCACCGAGCAATCAGTGATGAAGATTATGATAAACATTTAAATGGTAAAGTTTCAATAGGATTACAACCCTGTGATGATGATGGCACCTGCTCTTTTGGAGCAATAGATATTGATCCTACAAGTTATTCTGATTTTAATATAGGAAAATTTTTACAAGTCATAGATAAAAAAGATTTACCAGTCGTACCTATCAAATCAAAAAGTGGTGGACTACATATTTATATATTTACAAAAGAAAAAGTACCTTCAACATTAATTAGAGAGGTATTACAAAATTTATTATTCTTGTTTGGATTATCATCTAAGACAGAGATATATCCTAAACAAACTAAACTAGGTAAGAATCAAAACGGAGAGAAGACTGTAGGTAGTTTTATAAACTTACCATACTTTAAAAAGACAGAACGTGTAGCACTCAAAGCTGATGGTAGTGCAATAAACTATGAAGACTTTCTAAACGTGGTAGGTGCAAATCTACAAACTCAAAAATCATTAAAAGAATTAATTAATAAAAAAGTAAACGATGAATTAACTGGAGGACCTGATGATCTTAAAGATGGTCCACCATGTTTACAGGTTATCTGCAAACAGGTTACGGAATCAGGCAACAAACTAAAAGATGAAAGAGATAGATTTTTATTTAACTACATGGTTTTTACAAAAAAGAAATACCCTGAGTCTTGGGATAAAAAAGTATTAGAAGCAGCTAGAAATTATATCTTATATGATGAGATATGGGGGGATGAGAAAGTAAAAGATAAAATAAAATTTTGGAAAAAAGATACCGCAGGTCATACTTGTTATGATCTTCCTATCTCTGCCTATTGTGCAAAAGGTGTATGTATCAAAAGAAAATTTGGTATAGGAAGTAATAGAGATACACACTGGCCACAACTATCTAATCTAATTAAGATAACATATAGACCAGAGCCAGAATATTTTTTTGATGTAGAACTAGGTAATAACGATGTGGTCCAAGTACATGCAAAGAATATTAGTAGAATGGATGAAGTAAAACAAATGCGTAAGTTAGTGGCAGACAATACAAGTATCTTCCCACCAATGATAAAACAAAATGAATTTCAAAAAATACTAGATGGACTATGGGCAACTAAAAAAGATATGCCTCCACCAATTGGAACCAATCCTATAGAAATATTAAAAGAAGCATTGATAGAATATGTTAACGGACCTGAAGCTAAATCACACTCTGCATTTGAAAGTGGGTCAGTATTAATTGAAGAGGACCATTATTATTTTGTATTCCAAAAATTTTTTGAAGAACTTAAACGAGGTGACTGGGCCCAAAAAAGAGATAGGACAGCTCATCTTATTCGCCAACATTTCAAAGGAGACTTTGATTGTAAGAAAAGATTTCCTAAAGGCGAAAACAAAGATTCTTTTCCACAGCTTAGAGTATTAAAACTACCAGTGGAAGGATTAACAAAAGAAGAAACACCAGATGAAAAGGTAGAAATAGAAGATAAAAAGGAGATAGTATGACGAAAAAAGTACCAAGCGTATGCGTTTCATTACCTGCATACGATCAAATGCACGTGGGCACATGTTTATCAATAATAAAATTGTTTGATAAATTTACACAGGCAAAAATAAAAACAACAATCAATACATTTAGATGTCCATACATAGGATATTCAAGAAATATATTGTCAGCATTATTCTTACAATCAGGTTTTGATTATCAACTGTTTATAGATGCAGATGTAGAGTTCGAACCTGATGTCGTAGGTAGAATGATAATAGCAGAAAAAGATTTTATATGTTGCCCATATAGAAAGAAGACACAAGATAACTCTGTTAAATACTCAGTTAACTTTGATAACCATGAGGAAATAAATATAGATAGTAAAGGTCTATGTGAAATCAAAAGAGGACCAGCAGGTCTTACAATGATTCACAGAAAAGTTTATGAACAGTTAATGGCTAAACACCCTGAGTTAAGAATTAGAAATTATAATTCTATCCCTGAAGAAGCCGGTAAATATTTATATAATTTTTGGGAAACAGAATTTAAAGATGGAATCTGGATAGGTGAAGACGTTAAGTTTTGTGACCTAGTAGAAAAAGCTGGATTTAAATTTCATGCTATTGTTGATGGAGAGACAACTCACTATGGAACAATGGGTTATAAAGGAAAATTAGTCGATACATTTAAAAAATCAAATGGCAAAGCTGACTAAAATATTTGGTCCACCTGGTACAGGTAAGACACACAGATTACTTCAAAGGGTAAAGGCATATGTTAGAACTGGTACTCCATATCACCAGATCGGATATTTTGCTTTTACTAAAAAAGCCTCTGGGGTAGCGAGGGATAGGGTGGGAGTTTCGGAAAAACAAGTTCCGTACTTCCAAACTATCCATGCGTTTTGTTTCCATAGGTTAAACATGAATGAAGAACAAATCATGCAGCCCTATAACTATGAAGAGATAGGTAAGCTGTTAGGTATTAGAGTAAACTATTCTGACAAGTATAACGATGAAGAGACACATTACCTAACTTGTAACAATCCTTATTTTCAAATGATAGGTAAAGCAATTAACTTAGACATTCCTATACGAGATTTATTTGATAAGAACGAACACGATAGAAAACAAGTTGGTTGGACTCAACTAAAAAACATAGCTCTTAATTTAGAGCGGTACAAAAAGATAAATGAATTAATGGATTTTAATGATTTGATTAGTACCTTAATTGAAAGACAAGATAAGATTCCACAATTCAAAGCTATCTTTGTAGATGAAGCACAAGACCTATCTCCATTACAATGGAAACTAATTGATGTATTAAAAACTAAAACTGAACATTTATACTTAGCTGGCGATGATGACCAAGCTATCTATGCTTGGGCTGGAGCTGATGTATCTAGATTTATTACTGAACCTGCTAGAGAAATAGTTTTAAAACATTCAAGAAGAATATCTAGAAGTGTACAGCAACAATCAGAAATACCCATTAGTCGTATAGCAGGCATCAGGAAACAAAAGAAATATTTACCAAGACCTACAGAAGGATCAGCACAACACATAAATAATTTAGGTCAGATTAATTTAAAAGAAGGTAAGTGGTTAATTTTATCTAGGACTAAAAGTAATTTACTTACAATCATGGAAGAGCTCAGGCGTAAGAATCTTTACTATGAAAGTAATAAAGGTAAAAGTTTTACAGTAGGAATCTACAAAGCTGCAGTAGCTTACACAAAATGGAGAACAGAAGAAACATTAGAAACAACAGAAATAAATGACATCAGAGATTACATACCCAATGCAAAATTTTGGAATAAAGATAAAGAATGGTATGATGTATTTACAGCAGCGCCACATAAAGAAGTTTTGTATATTAGAAATATGTTAGCAGATGGAGAAAGATTAAATCATAAAGCACGCATATTTGTATCTACAATTCATGCAGCAAAAGGTGGAGAAGAAGATAATGTAATTTTATCTTTACATCAAAGCAGTAAAGTACAGAAAGGAATTAAACAAAGTGTTGACAAACAGGACGAAGAGCATAGAGTGTGGTATGTGGGCATTTCAAGAGCAAGAAATAATCTATATAAATTAAAAGCTAAAAAAGTAATAAAGGAATATAAACTATGACGGACAAGGATATGTTCAAAGCAACAACGTATGATTCTTTAGAAAAGCAGGTAGGCGGAAAACATTACGCCAAGATGAAAATTCAGCCCGCAGAATTTATCAATGAAAACAAATTATTATTTGCTGAAGGCAATGCTATAAAATATATTTGTAGACATCAGTCGAAAGGAAAAGAACAAGATATCAAAAAAGCAATTCATTATTTAGAAATGATTTTAGAAAGGGATTACTCATGAAGTTACCTACTTACATGCAGGCACAAACAGAATGGGTATGTCATAAAGAATATCCTGACCTAAGAGATCATGACGAAATAGCAATTGACTTAGAAACAAGAGATCCAGATTTAAAATCTATTGGATCAGGTGCAGTTGTAAAACGTGGAGAAGTTGTAGGTATTGCAGTGGCTGTTCAAAACGGGTCTTGGTATTTTCCAATCGCTCATGAGACAGGTCCTAACTGTGATAGAGATAAAACTTTAGAATGGTTTAAAGATATTTTAAGTTGTCCAGCTACAAAAATATTTCATAACGCTATGTACGACGTATGTTGGATACGTAATTTAGGCTTAAATATCAATGGTTTAGTCGTTGATACCATGGTTGCATGCTCGCTCTTAGATGAGAATAGATTTTCATACACACTCAATACTTTGTCTTGGCATTTTTTAAACAAAGGTAAAAATGAAAAAGCATTAAACGAAGCAGCGAAGTCTAGAGGACTAGATCCTAAAGCAGACATGTGGAGATTACCTGCAAGTGAAGTTGGTTCGTATGCAGAAAAAGATGCACAGTTAACTTTTGAACTTTGGCAACATGTAAAAAAATTAATTGTTGAAGAAGATCTTCAAGATATATTTAATCTCGAAACTGATTTGTTTCCTTGTCTTGTCGATATGCGTTTCCTAGGGGTGCGGGTAGATGTCGAAGCGGCCAATCAATTAAAAAAAGAATTATCCACCAGAGAAGAACTGCTGCTACACCAAGTACAAAAAGAGACAGGAGTAGAGACGCAGATATGGGCAGCCAGATCGATAGCCAAAGTTTTTGAAAAGTTAAACTTGCCTTTCGACAAAACTGAAAAAACTCAGTCGCCATCATTTACAAAAAATTTCCTTTCTAATCATGCTCATCCTGTAGTTAAGATGATAGCACAAGCAAGAAAATTAAACAAGGTCAATACAACTTTCATAGATACTATTTTAAAACATGAACACTGTGGAAGAATACACGCTGAGATAAATCAAATAAGATCTGATGATGGAGGTACGGTAACTGGTAGATTTTCATATTCCAATCCAAACCTACAGCAAATACCTGCACGAGATCCGGACACAGGTCCATTAATAAGAAGTTTATTTATACCTGAAGAAGGAATGAAGTGGGGTTGTTTTGATTACTCGCAACAGGAACCAAGATTAGTTGCACACTACGCATTAAGATTTGGTTTATCTTCTGTAAATCAAATTGCAGATTCATATGATTCAAATCCAAAGACAGACTTTCACCAGATCGTAGCGGAGATGGCTGAGATACCACGAAGTCAAGCTAAGGTAATTAACCTAGGATTGTTTTATGGAATGGGTAAAGCAAAATTACAAGCAGAGTTAGGTGTATCAAAAGATAAAGCTTCTGTATTATCAGAAAGATATCATTCACGTGTACCATTTGTAAAACAACTGATGAATAAATTAATGAACGCTGCATCTAGTAAAGGTAAGATTAAAACATTACTCGGTAGACGATGTAGGTTTCCAAAATATGAACCAGTCTTACGTGGGGATGATTGGGGTAAGTATGTTCCACCACAAGATCATGAACGAATGTTAGAACTACAACAGATGGGACCAACATTAGTAGATGAAGATGGTAATGATACAGGTAAAAAAAATTACTGGCATAACAATGCTACACGAAGAGCTTTTACTTACAAAGCATTAAACAAATTAATTCAAGGATCAGCAGCTGACATGACAAAAAAAGCTATGTTAGACTTATATAAGGAGGGCATCACACCACATATACAAGTGCATGATGAACTTGATATATCTGTGGTAAATGATTTGGAAGCTGCAAAAATCAAAGACATAATGGAAAATGCAGTTGACTTAAAGATACCAAATAAAGTAGATTACGAATCCGGGCCTAATTGGGGCTCAATTAAATGATTGACTATGGCTTACTTAAATGCAAACATACCTGTAACTTATGCACAAATAAGAAGGGAGTATTTATATGACCTTACCAGACATCATGGCGAAGTTGAAGACTGCATTGTGTTCGGTGTTACGAGTATTACAGGACGTCCTATTCTATTCCATGCGATTATGGAAAATGGGGCTATCTTTTATCGTCTCCCGATTAGCGCATTTATCCAACGTGGTTTCAAGCCGGAAGAAGTTCCTCAACGTAGACTGGACGAGTTGGAGTTATGGAATTCTTTTAGTTATTATCCTGCTGTTACTTCTTGGGATATCCTAGACGGACAATCAGGTAAATACATCGGTAAAGATAAAAAATGGCATAGTGGAGCTTATTTATTTACTGTTGACTGGGCCCACCCAGAGAGTAATATAATAGATACTGATCATTCAGAAATTCCGCACGAGCATAAGTGCGCTCACATTATTGCTTTAGATGATGGCAATTATGCGGCTCAGCCAAACAATAGAATTATTTGGGATATACCATCGTTCACAGTTAAAGATAATGTGCCAGATTGGAAAGTCCAAACAAGTGAGTGGAATGTAGAAGACACTCGACAGTGGAGAACAGAAGACACTGATAACTTTTTCTACGAAATTGAGGAGAAGAAAAAATGAAAAAAATTTTAAAAGATATTTGGCATCATGTATGTTGGCCATTTAGAAAAATTAAAAACATTATCAAGAGTAGATAATGAATTTAGCAGATCTGTTAAAAAAGAATTTTGTATTAGTTCCGGTCGTGGCGTCAGTCCTGGTCGGAACTTTTACAGGTGTTAGATATGTTGTCAATCTTACTGACACTATTAATTCTAATCAGCAAGAAATTGTAGATCTTAAACGAGATTTAAAAGTTGCTG